ACGCAGCTTCGCCCGTCAGGTTCGTGATCGAACCATCCTGGTTGACAACCTGTTGATCGGATGTCACGTCAAGACGCGGCATCGTGCCCCAGCGCTGCAAGGCTTTCTGTTTGAGTGCCGTGGTGCGCGACCTCTGTTCAGGTGTCTGCCACGCGCCGCCCCCTTTCACCATCGTTGAGGTGGGGACGCGCCGACCCTGCGGGTCAACCCTCGGCGGCGCAACGTACGAGTCAGGGTTCGTAATCGAACCAACGTCTAGGCGTCGTCGCTCGTTGGAGGTGTTGCCGTAATACTTTTGGCTTCCAGACTCGTCCATAACTATCCAATCAGAGGCCGAAGCCCGTTAATGCCAGCAGCCGTGTCAGCGATCCGCTGTTTCTTCTCCAAATCCAGACGGCCAATCGCCGCGTCGTACTCGGCCCTGTAGCCCGCGTCCTGCATCGTGTACTGACGCTCCATGTCCTGATAGTTCTGGTCGATCCGACCCATCTGGTCCCCGTAGTCGCCCGTAAATCGCTGCAACGCCCGCTTGTAAACACCCGAATTACCTAAACCACGCGAGGCGTAGTTACTCGTAACTCTCGGCGTCTGACGCTGAAAGTTCTTCGTGGCGTCAGCACGCTGCCGTGAGAAGTCACGACGGGCACGCGAACGACCAAACGTATTTGACGACTTTTTCGCCGCATACGAATTGGAAAGATTGCGGCGCTGCGACAAGTCGTTCGCCATGATGTTCGATTCCATTACTAATAAGCCCTTCTGTCCCTAATCAGCCGACAAAAACAGCGGATAGAAACGAGTGGTCCGAACCGTTGCAGTCAAAAGCGCCAGCGTTGCCGCTTGCCTGACGGACCTTGACCTTGAAATCGAGCGTGTTGCTGGCAGGCGCAGCCACAATCCAGACGTTGTTGAACGTGAAACGGTCACCCACTGTCGGGTTAGCTGGTGCCCACACCATCGTGTTCAACTGCAACACGCCGTCGACATACAGTTCCCCGACAAAAGGATTCAGGCCACCATCCACCGCAGAGACAGATAGGTCAATCGTGACGCTGACGATGTAAACGCCAGCTTTCGTGTTCGTAATGTTGCCCGTATCAAGGAACGTCTGCACGTTGCTTGTCGTGGTCAGCGTCCCTGGATAGCTCAAGTCTGCGACGAATTGGGTTTCGACACCCACCCCATCCGCATAAGTGTTAGCCGCCGAAATAGCAGCCGCCTGAGCAGCGTCAGCCTTCGTCGTCGCATCTGTGGCCGCAGAAGCCAACGTCGCAGCATCACCATTCGATATTGCTGCGGTAGCAGCGACATCGTTCGCAGTGACCGTCGCAGAGATCGCAGCATCCGCAACATCCATCTGACCCTTCGTCACCGCATGAGCATCCGCAGTCCCAGCACCAGGCAACGTCAACGCACCAGTCAAAGCCCGAGCGCCATCAACAGTGAAAACGTCATTGTTGATGAACGTCTTCAACGCCTCAAAGTTCGCCTGAATCGGGCGGGGGTCAAGCGTCTGACCGCCCGCAATGTTGTTCGGCAGGTTTACATTTGACATCAGCGAATCCTCCGCATGATCGACTTCCAAATAAGGGCGGTCAAGCCCCAGGTCTTTCCAAGCTCCCCATGAAGCTCCATCTGAATCGAGGCCGCATTCCCAAGCCCGCCAGATCGCTCCAGCGACGAACCCTTTGCGGGCGTACCCCAAAGAGCGGTCGAATTGTCATCCCAAGAACCACCAGTAGGGGGTGTTTCCAGCGACGCATCGGTGCCGTCCCAATCGGGGTCCAACACCCAAAACAGGCCAGACGACTTCGGCGTGAACGACATCGTTCGCGTCCGACGAGCAGCGGTTTCTTCCAAGTCGTGGAAAATGTGCAAAGTCAGCTCGTACGGGATATCTGTCTCCCGAACAATCAGGTCTGGACGCTTCCAACGCTTCTTAATGGTCGGATAGCCCGAATCCTGCCAAGGGGTTCTGAGGACGGTCGGGAAGTCGATTGCCACACCGTTCAACGTGTCGGTCGGCACCTCCACGGCATCGAGCCGCACCACCGTCGCCTCTGCCCGAGAGCAGCCCAGCGGAGTGCCAGACGACGCTGACCCCGTAATAGGAGCGATAGCGACACCAGACCCAGCACGCCACAACATCCAGGCACCCAGCGACGGGTCCAGCACAAACACTGATGTGGCCGAAGACGGCGCACCATCCTCGTCGTAAGGGACCGACCAGTACAGCTTCTGGTTGGCCCAACCCAACCATTGAAGCGACGCATCCTGATTGAAGTCGCCACCCGTCTTGAACGAGGGACGCAAAGATTCTGAGACCTCAGTGACGGAATCGGGGCCAATCGAGTACACGCCGTCAGGCCATGAAACGAAGTAGACGTTCGACTCTGATCGTGTCAGGCATTGCCTGTTCGACGCACCCACCGTCTTTGTGACGTTGGCCTTCGCGAACGTGTCAGGGTTGGAGCCGTACAGCGCCCACACAGCAGCAGGGAAGAACACCAGCAGGTGGTCGCGGTAGGGGACGATGCCAGTGATCGGCCCGCCGCCTTCGGGGAAGTCGATGTAATCGAGGAGCGCCCAAGAGTCAGGATCGTTGGGGTGTGAGAAACGGATGCGGTGAGGGTGCTGGTTGCCGCCCTCAAGTGTGCTGGCGACCCACATGTAGCCGTCGTGGATCGCAACGAAGTCGGCTTTCGGCATTTGCCCTCCGACAGGTGCCGTGTAATCGTTCGACCAGTTCGACGCAGCATCGGTCAGCGCAGTCCACGTTCCGTTCGACCATTCCTGCCCGACGTTGGCTGTCCCGCAGGCAACGTAAAGATCAGATCCCCAAGGTGCGAAGTCCGCGCCGTGAGGCACTGCGCTGGCGACGACGCCAGGCGCTTTGACGAACGCTCCTCCGTCGTTGGAGGCCCATAGCTCGCCGCTGAGGCCAATGGTGTTGGATACGAACTGCCATTCGGAGCCGTCACCCAACACATGGGAGTACAGCGCCCGCGGGTTCCATGAAGTCGCAGCGACTGTCTGCCAGTCAACCCAGCCTCTCCGTGAGCGAGCACCGAACGAGGGGTCAACGTCCATGTTCAACATCCACGGCGACTGACCTTCTTCGACCTTTAATTGGTCGGCACGAAGGTTCAGCCCGCCAGTGAAGGCTGCTGTGGTGTCAAGTTGGACGCCGTTAGCCATTAGAGCGAATCAAAGCCGAAGCGCTGGTTGAGTGTCTGCGGGCCGAAGCCCTGGTGCTCGCCACCGTTCAGCACAATCGGACGGTAAGTCGGGGGACGGTCAATGTCTTTCGCCATGTCCTCGATGACCGATATCCAGCGACGCATGTACTGGGTTTCCAGTTCAGCGTCTTCTTGCTGCGCGTACACCAACGAAACGGCGTAATGCAGCACAGCCATGTGGAGCCGTTCGTCAAGATCGACCTCTTGAGCGGTGTCGCTAAGCCAGGCGTAACTGGGCAAACGCCAGCCCCGAATCGAGATGGTTGTCTCGGCGGTCGGCTTGGGCCACAGGTACACCTGACGACCCCAAATGGAGTACGCCCCAGGACGCCCTGAGCGGCTCGCATACGCCTCCTCAGCGAAGCTCTGGTCAATGTTGTTCAAACGCTCGTTTGAGCGCAGAGAAGCGATCTCAGCGACATCTACAGGTAGCGCAGCGGACTGGGTGTCCGCAGGGACCGTGATAGTCCACGAAGACTGATATGCGGGCCATTGGCGGCGCTGCGCCGCAGTCCGCTCGAAAGCTTCCTGCAAGAACATGTGCGCCATCTGGTCGGTTACATCGACATCATCGAGGTCCGTCTGCGTACGCATTGCGTCAACGAGTTCATCTCGATTCATCCGATTCACCTTCCTGCTTCTTCAAAGCCCGCTGGTGACCTGCACACAGGTCTTCCCCCTTGATTGCGTACGCCTTACAGGTGTCGTCTTTTCCCTTACAAGCCCCTTTAGGGCGTTCAGCCTTCTCAGGCTTCGGGGGACGGCGGGCAATCAGGTCGTAGTTCGCCTTGAACTGGGGGTTTGACGCCTTGCGGTCACCGATGTGTTGAACAGGTCGAAATTGGCTCATCCAACTAAGGCATAAATGTCCCGAAAGACGGGGGGCTTGCGCCCCCCGCCTCCCAGCACTACTTCATCGAATCAGACGGTCAGACCGTTGATGCGGAAGTGACGACGACGGTTACGGGTCGTCATCTGGAGCAGCGACGTGATGATGTCGTACTGCGCGTCGCGGACGCCACCGACTGAGGAGCCAGTCGTGTATGTGCCGTCAACGGGGTTGGTGGTGAAGCCAGAGTGCTCCATGAAGCGGTCTTTGTGACCGACAATCTGGAGGTACTTTGAGTTGATACCGAACACGGTGCCAGCGGTGCAGTCAAAGTCCCAGAACAGCGGCATCTTCGATACCTCTACGTTCTCAAACCCTGCGTTGGCGCTGTTCACGTCTTCGTAGCGGACCTGCTGGACGAAGCTGTCTTCGACAGCCTCAAACGTGCTGAGGTCCGTGAACGCTGCGTCGCAACGGTCGTTGCCAGCGTCAGAAGCCGTGTTGCGTGCGGTACGGATGCCCTTGCGGACATGCTCACCAGTGGTGTAGCCAGATCCGTCCACAACAGTCGACTGCCAGAAGGAGTTGCCCCCGACCGACGTGTCGATGCCGCCAACGTGCCCATGCCCAGCAGCAACGGCAGTGGCATCGCCAGCAGCGTTGTTGATGAGGTAGCCAAGACCGAACATGGTGTCGGCGCTGGCAGGCGTGTCGGCAAATGCCGCGGTGGAAAGAGTTGACTTCATCGTTTCCTCGGCCTGAGTAACGCGAGCTTCAAGCAGGTTGATTGCCTGCTCCTTGCCCGAGTTCATCAGCTTCTCACGGCCAGTGATGAACACTGTTCCGTACAAGCCTGCCCAGGGGAACGAAGCAGCACTGTGGCCGTCCGTCTTCTGAACCGAGATGATGGTGTCTTCGCCATACCAGGCGGTGTTGCCATCGGCATACACCAACGGCTCAACGATCTCAGTACCGCCGTCGACCATGCGACGACGACCCTTCTCAAAGAGCCAGCGGTGGAGCGGGCGACCGTTCCAGATGTTGTCCGCGAATGATCCGCGAATGTTCTCCAGAGTGGACGACATCAAGCCGTCCCAATCTGCGTTACGTCCTTGGTTAACAGCCATAGGAGTTACCTTTCATGAAAGAAGCTATTGGCTGGATTCCCATGCCATTTCGATTGCTTCTCGGGTGGTTAGAGGTTTGGTTTGCGGAGGGATCGCTGCCGTTCCTGACGCTGAACCACCACTGCCAGTTATCGCTGCGGCGCTCGCGGCAGCGTTCTTTTTGGCGGCGGTTTGCTGCGCTTGCTTCTCGGCATTTGCAGCGTTTGCGTCGTTGTAAGCGGCCCGCAGTTTGCGGTACGCCAAATCGTTAGCGATCATTTCCATGTGGTTCGGGTCGTAGATCCCACGTTCGTAAGCCGCCTTAGCGACTTCCTGTTCGTCGAATCCTTCACCAAACTTTTCTCGCAACCCATCGAACGCTTGTCGGTATTGGGCATCGGTGTCTTCACGCTGAAAGCGTTCTTCGATTGCCTGCAACCGTTGAGCTAACGGGTCGACCGCTGGCTCAGGATCGTCTAACCAATCTGATCCCGTTGACTGGGGCTGCATTGCTTCCGCAACGTCAGCGATGCTCAGTCCGTTCTGCTTTGCCAGATACTCCAAGGTTCCGCGAGGGTTGACCTCAAGCATTCGGTCAAGCGTTGCCGCTCGATCCAGTTCTCTTCCTCGTTCAGCCAGTTCTTGCGTCTTACGGGTGTAATCCGCTTGGCGAAGTCCAGACTCACGAAGCTCTTGCAACGAGAGAGTGTCTTCACCGACTTGAACGTGGTAGTCCGAAAACTGTTCCAAGTCCAGAATGTTTGGTTGTTCTACGGGTTGTTCTACGACATCGACCTCGGTTGGCCCATCAGGCTCCGCTGCAATGTCACTCGCCTCAACTTCCATTGGGGCGTCATATTCGGTATCCAAGAAGTCCTCCTACGGTTGCTTCTACATAAAGGGCAAAACTGTCCCTAAATCGCTAAGAATTGTTTCTTAGGCGCTCATTGCTTGGAGTTCTGCCATGACTTCTGGCGGGATATCGCCTCCAGGCGGCATCCCCATCCCAGGCGGCATTCCAGGGGGCATTCCCTCCATGCCAGGCATCATGCCTTCCATCCCTGGAGGCATCCCTGGCGGCATTCCTTCTGGCGGCATACCTTCAGGTGGCATCCCGCCCTGCTGCGGTTGACCGCCGCCCTGCTCAGGCGGGGGCTGCATCATCATCGAAGTCGGGTCTTTGACACCCATCATCCGAAGCACTTCTGGCAGGAACGTCATTGGGTCGATGTAGACGCCCAAATATTGGCCGAAGACCTCGTTCATCTCAAATGCCTTCTGCTGCTTGAACGACTCGTTGTTCGGAGCGGTGGAACCCGCTTCGACCTCAAAGTCGAACTCGCCTGCGATGTAGTCCGCATCGAACTTCACCCAAGTCGGATGCGACATGCCCACAATGCGGACGACATGCTCGCCAGTCATGAACTGCTGCATTAGTTGGATCAGGCGTTGCCCGATCTCACCTAAGACCCGCTCGATGCCAGCCAGCTTGTCAGCCGACCGTGCATTCGACGCGTCCTGAATCATCGCTGCTTCAGTCGCTGTACGACGGATGTTCTGACCGCCACCGCGCTGATATTCCGACGTGCCCGAAACACGGTCAATGTCGGAGATGATGAGGTCTGACTGGTTGTAGAACTCGGCAGGCGTGCCCTGGACGGGCATGGCGACCACAGAGCGGTCCATGTCCTGAATGTCACCTGGGTACGGCACCATCTCGTTGTCGACATCAGACTTGAGGCCATTAACCCCCGTCTGATCCCATGTCTCTGCGTGGTACATGTACTTACGCGCAAACTTGGAACGGTGGTTGAGCATCTGCGTACGCGTGATGTTCAACTCCTGCTGCAACACCTTGATGGCTTCAAGTTCGCCAATCGGGTAGAAGTGGTCAATCACCTCGTAGTCACGGAGCATGACAAACGGGTGCCCGAACGAGTACGGCATCTTCTCAGGCTTGATGAGGAACTCGCCCTGGTCAGTGCCGTCAGCGAGGAACGTTGACACTTCCTGTCGGCGCAGATCGTAAAACTCGATGACATCGCAGTAATCCTGCGAGATGTCATGCTGGTCATCACGACCGTCTTGGTGGCCTGACTCGTAAGACGACCTGTGTGACGCCGACGCGAGTTTGCGGGCCGACTTCTCGTAGCGGCCATCCACCTTCACGTCGTTCACTAAACGGCGTGTGCGGTGGGCA